ATGGATAGAGCAAGAGGTAGGTAAAGCTATTGATCGTGGTCTTACTGAATTGAACTGGGTCACACCTTCTGGCTTTGTGGTTTCACAAAAGCTAAATAAGAAAAACGTTAAACGAATTGAAATGCAACTATTAGGTAGCTGCAAGCTTTCAGTCGCTGACGGTGATACAGAACAAGTCGATAAGAAACACCACAAAAATGCAACAGCACCGAATCTAATTCATTCGCTGGATGCCACGCTCTTGTGTCTATCTGCACTCAAATTTGATGCACCAATTGCATTGATACATGATTCTGTCTTGTGTCGTGCAACTGATATGTCAACACTAAATCGAATAGTCAGGGAAACATACATGCATTTATTTGCAGAGCATGACTACTTGACTGACTGGGCTTCACAGATCGGAGCCGAAACTAAACCACCAATTATTGGCACACTCAAACCTGAGTCAGTAATTGAATCCACTTATTTTTTCTGTTAGTGAGACTGTATATCTACAGGTCAGGGATAAATTGCGTGACTCATGATGGTTACATACAACTAGGTTTCCACAATCACACTGTTGAAGAGCACATGAAAATGTGTTCAACTATTGATTGGCTTGAGACTTATTGGATTCCTGATGTTTTCGCTAATAGATACAAACGACCTTCGATGCAAGCACACATGCGTGTATCTGGAGAAAAAAGTACACTAGAAACTAACTAATGGCCCGTAACACATTTGTCACCCCAGAACCTGTAATCCTCGATGGCTTCCAGGCTGTAATGCAACCCGGTAAATTTGGCTACTCAATGAAAGCTATTGTCAATCACGACATGATTTTGCAACTTGAGGAGGACCGAATTGAATGCCTCAAGTGGGCTGAATCAAAGCTATCAAATCCTAAGCGTTCAACACTTAAAGTAGAACCTTGGGAAGAAATAGAAAATGATCTTGGTAACTATATTGTTAAGTTCTCTTGGAAAGAGGATACACGACCACCAATTGTAGATACTGAAGGTACATTGATCGAAGATAATTTAACGCCTATTTACAATGGCAGCATGGTAAAGCTAGCTTTTACACAAAAGCCTTATGTACTAAAAGACAAAGTTACATACGGAACAAGCCTTAAAATTCAAGGAATTCAAGTTGTATCAGTCAGTGGTTCAGCTGGTGTTGATGTAGGTGATATGTCTAGCGAAGATGTAGCTGCGCTATTTCCAAATATGAAAGGTTATAAAGTAGACGAACCTAATGTAAAGGAAGTTGAGTCAGGTGATGACTTCTGAAAGCCCAAAGGGTTAAAAAAAATGTACGAAAACTACGACCCACCATATGACGACTTTGATGAAGTGTATGACAACTACATAAGATCATTAATTAATTAATATGGAAAAAATTATGCATAACGAAAATGCTGAGAAGCTGAATGGTCGTCTGGCAATGCTAGGTGTCATTGCAGCACTAGGTGCGTATGCACTAACTGGCCAACTGATACCTGGAGTCTGGTAATGCCACAAGGTAAAGGAACGTACGGTACGAAGAAAGGTCGTCCACCTAACAAAGGGACTAAGAAGTAATGGCTAAATCTGGCCTATATGCAAACATCCATGCCAAGCAAAAGCGTATCGCTGCTGGTAGTGGAGAGAAGATGAGAAAGCCTGGCTCTGCCGGTGCTCCGACTAAAGCAAACTTCAAGCGGTCAGCTAAGACTGCAAAAAAATAACACTCTAACAATGAAAACTCTTATTATTGCTTCACTTCTGTTCGGCGCTGCTGGTGCAGCACAAGCCGGACCCTATGTAAATGTTGAAGCTAACGCTGGATTCGTTGGATCTGAATATGGTGGTTCTACTGTCATTGATAATCATATTGGCTACGAAGGTGATAACTGGTATATCCAGGCTGGACCTGCTGTAGTTCTCAATGATGGATCTGATTCGGAGATTGAATTCTCAGGTAAGGTCGGTGCTAATGCACCACTTAGCGCACAACTTGCTTTATACGGAGAGCTGTCAGTATTGACTGCCGAAGCTGACAATAACTACGGCACTAAAGCAGGTCTGAAATACACATTTTAACAGCTAAATAGAATAAGGGGGGTGCAATTCCTCCCATAGCTCTAGCCTGCCAAGGCTTTAAATTGGTCTTACTTACTTGATACAAGAAACACTATGCACTATTTAAATGACTACAATTTTAACAAGATCACAATCAAACTCTACCTGGGAAAACTTTTGTAAATGGGTAACATCAACCAACAACCGTCTTTATGTGGGATGGTTCGGAATCCTAATGGTTCCGACACTACTCGCCGCAACAATTTGCTTTGTAATTGCATTTATTGCAGCGCCACCCGTCGATATTGATGGGATACGTGAACCAGTTGCTGGATCGCTCCTCTACGGAAATAACATTATATCGGGAGCAGTTGTCCCGTCTAGCAATGCTATCGGCCTGCACTTCTATCCCATCTGGGAAGCAGCCAGTCTCGATGAATGGTTGTACAACGGAGGACCATTTCAGCTCGTTGTATTCCACTTTCTCATCGGTATCTACGCATACATGGGACGTGAATGGGAACTTAGTTATCGATTAGGGATGAGGCCCTGGATTTTTGTTGCATACTCCGCACCCGTGGCAGCGGCATCCGCTGTATTCCTGGTTTATCCCTTTGGACAAGGCAGCTTTTCAGATGCTATGCCTCTTGGCATTTCCGGTACTTTTAATTATATGTTGGTATTCCAAGCGGAACACAACATCCTCATGCATCCCTTCCACATGTTGGGAGTTGCTGGTGTATTTGGTGGCAGCTTGTTCAGTGCTATGCACGGAAGCCTTGTTACATCTTCGCTTGTACGTGAGACGACTGAACAGGTTAGTCAGAACCAAGGTTATAAGTTCGGACAAGAGGAAGAGACGTACAACATCGTAGCTGCTCATGGATACTTTGGCCGTCTTATTTTCCAGTATGCTTCGTTTAATAACAGTCGTAGTCTGCACTTCTTTTTGGCAGCCTGGCCTGTTGTTGGCATCTGGTTTACTGCTCTTGGTGTATCTACCATGGCTTTCAACTTGAATGGATTTAACTTTAATCAATCCATCCAGTCTGCTGAAGGTAAGGTGATTAACACCTGGGCCGACATTCTGAACCGTGGTGGTCTTGGAATGGAAGTTATGCATGAACGTAACGCACACAACTTTCCACTTGATCTAGCAGCAGCTTCTACTACTGAAGTAGCACTAACTGCACCATCTATTGGCTAATTTATGATAGAACTTTTCACCTACTACATCATTGGTGGTGCACTAATTGTTGGTGCTCCTGCAGTCTTTTTCTTTCTTGCTTTCATGCCTGCCCTTATGAATACAAAGGGCAAGATGGTTGGATACAAAGAACACAAGCAATACGGTGATATCTCATTCTATGAGGATGCACCAACTGATGTATCTAAGTTTTACTTGGTGTTATCAGATAACTAAGAAACGCACGTTCATCCCTACGGGACGCATAACATCTGACCATGGAACGGGGGTCAGGTACTTCGGAGATTTATCATGCCTTCAGTTGAACTACGTCAACGGGTACGTGAACAGCAGCAAGCTGAAAAGATTTGCAAACTGAAGTATCGCGGCGTTTCTTATCTTAAAAAATATACTAAAAATTAATGGCATTTCGATCAGGCCTTGAAGAAAAGGTTGCTGATCTTATGGTTGAATTGGGGGTGCAGTATGAGTATGAATCTACCAAGGTTCCTTACACAATTGCTCATAACTACACTCCTGATTTTCTTTTACCAAATTCTGTATTCCTAGAATGTAAAGGGTACTGGGATGCTGAAGATCGACGCAAGATCAAGAATGTTAAACAACAACATCCTGAACTTGATATACGTATGGTCTTTCAAGCACCCTTCAATAAGATCAGTAAAAAATCAAAGACCACTTACGCACAATACTGTGATCGTTTAAACATTCCTTGGACATCTTGGACAAACATTCCAATTGATTGGTTCACATGACCAGCGAGTTTGAAAGGCACATTGCGTGCGGAGAGTGCGGTTCATCTGATGGCAACAGCCTCTATACAGATGGACATTCATTTTGTTTCGTTTGTCACACTTGGAAAAGTGGAGACAATACAAATCACACAACTACAACCACCTATGTACAAAGAATGGAACAACGCGGATTCCCACAACGTCTCTCGCGAAGAGGCATCTCTGAAAGAGTCTGCGAAGAATACGGAATCACTGTCGATGGGGATGTTTTATGCTTCCATTATCGAGACAGCGATAACAGAATTATTGGAATAAAGACAAAGAGCAAAGACAAACAGTTTCGTTATGAGGGCGAGACTGACGGTAGGTTCTTTGGTCAAAATCTATTCCGCAATAATGGTGGTAGACGCATGGTCATCTGCGAAGGTGAACTTGATGCTGCTACTTGTAGAGAAGCTTTCCCGTCGTGGGAAGCAGTCTCTCTTCCACACGGTGCTGCTAGTGCTAAGAAAGCAATGCAGCATAACTATGAATGGCTGTCTACTTGGGATGAGGTTGTCTTATTTTTTGATAACGACTCTGCAGGTAAAGCAGCCACACAGGAAGCAGCCGGTGTATTACCACCGGGCAAAGTAAAGATCGCTGATCTAAAGGACTATAAAGATCCTTCTGAAGCTGCACAAGCCGACAACCTTGAGGCAGTACGTCAAGCTATCTGGAATGCAGAGTTGTATAAACCTGATGGCATTATTGATGGTAAGACATTACTTTCACTTGTAATTGAACCACAACAGGATTGCATACATGAGTATCCCTTTGCAGGCTTACAAGAAAAACTACAAGGTGTGCGTTCGGGTGAATTAGTTACAATAACCAGTGGAACTGGCCAAGGGAAGTCATCCTTATGCCGTGAACTTGCAACTCACTTCCTTAGTAAAGGGGAACGAGTTGGATATGTAGCACTCGAAGAATCTAACCGTCGAACCGCACTAGGTCTAATGAGTGCAGCGTGCGGCAAACAATTCCATATCGGAGAACATGAACGATCTACTCTCACCGAAGCTTATCAAGACACTCTTGCTAAGTGGAACCTTTTTCTTTTTGATGGCTTTGGGTCTTTTGATCCTGATAACGTCATCTCCAGAATTCGCTACCTTGCTGCCGGACTCGACTGCAGGGTTGTATTTTTAGATCACTTATCAATCCTTTTGTCAGGATTAGAGGGTGATGAACGGCGGATGATTGATAGCACAATGACCAAGCTTAGATCGCTCTGCGAAGAGACAGGTATTTCTATGTTCTTGGTCTCCCATTTACGCCGACCACAAGGTGACAAAGGACATGAAAATGGAGCACAAATTTCACTTGGACAGCTGCGCGGAAGTCACTCAATTAGCCAAATTAGTGACGCAGTTATTGCACTTGAACGAGATCAGCAGAGTGGAGATGAACACGCTGATACAACAGTGCGCATCTGCAAAAATAGATTTACAGGCGAGACTGGTATCGCGTGTCAATTGAAATACGACAAAGAACAATGTAAATTCTATGAATCAACAACCTTCGACGCAGAACGAGATTTTTAAACCTAATCCTCCAACTAAGGAGATGATTATTAAAGCACAATTTATCGACAAAACTTACGTTTGGAAACATGCTCGTGTTCGATCTGGAGACGGACGGTCTCTTTAATGATGTTACCCGTATTCACTGTCTGGTCATCTTTGATTCAAAGACTGATGAAACCTATGTCTACAACGACCAAGGTGATCAAGAACCAATTGTCCGTGGTGTACAGCTGTTAGAAGAGGCAGACATCATATGTGGTCACAATGTGATCAACTTTGATCTACCTATCTTACAAAAATTTTACTCTTGGTTTGAGCCTAAAGGTCTAGTAATAGATACTTTATTGCTATCCCGTTTGTATTACACCGAACGACTTGCTGAAGACCACAAAAACAAGAATAACTTAATGCCACTACAAATGTTTGGTCGTCATTCTTTAGCGTCATACGGCTACAGGCTTGCTGAATACAAAGGTGAGTTTGGTAAAACGACTGACTGGAAAGACTGGTCACAAGAGATGCAGGATTACTGCATACAAGACGTAAACGTTACTACAAAACTATGCGAACACTTCCGCCCCTTCCTGAGTGGGTCGCGCTAGAGCACGAAGTTGCTCACATCCTATCTAAACAAGAACGACATGGCTGGTATTTCGATGAGCGGGCTGCATGGAAACTTGCATCGTCTCTCGAGCAAGAACTTTCAGATCTTAAAAAGGTACTTCGCAAGAAACACCCTTACATCAGAGGAAATGAATTCACTCCAAAGCGAGATAACAAGACTAGCGGATACATCAAAGGCGCACCATTTACGCGCCAAAAAGAATTCAACCCCGTCTCAAGAGATCACGTCGCATGGGTACTAATTAAATGCTACGACCTAGAGCCTCAGTTAAGACAACACATGACGGCAACGGGCAAGCATGTAATCGACGAAGTAGTGCTGACCGAGATTGGATCAGAGATTGCTATGCAGTTTGCGAGATGCTTGAAGGTAACGAAAATGCTTGGGATGCTCTCGAACGGCGTGAACGCATGGCTGAAGCTTGTTACGACATCTAGTCGGATACATCATCACTGTTCGGTAAACACAGCCACGCATAGATGTAGTCATAAATCTCCTAACCTTGCGCAATGTATGAAGGAAGAAGAGTTTCGTGCGTTGTTTAAACCTACCCCTGGTTTAGTAATGTGCGGGGCAGATTTGAGCGGTGTGGAACTAAGAATGTTAGCGCATTACTTATCTCGCTATGATCCTACATTTGGTGACATCCTTTT